GCGATCTTGGAAAATATGGACAGAAAGTGTAGAAAAATTTCGAGAAGTTAGCAAGTTTGGGGCTAGCTTTGGCAATGATGCTATAGGATTTAGAGCAGGAGCAGCACAAACTCGTATGAGTTTTGATGAATATACTAATTTTATATCTAAGAATAAAGATAATCTAGTGGGACTTGGTGGAACAGTTACTGAAAGTGCTAAATCATTTAATAAGTTTTCTAAAGATTTTATGGATACCGATGTAGCAGATAAGATGAGATCCATGGGTTATTCTACTGAAGAACTTAATACTGTGTTAATAGGCACTATGGCCACACAACGATTAGTGGATCGCAGCAACGCAGATGCAAACAAAGTTGCAGTACACGCCGCAGAAGATCTAGCCACACAGATGGATGCAGTGGCCAAGATAACTGGTAAGAGTAGACAAGAACAAGAAGAAGCAATGAAAGCTAGGGCCACTGATGCACAATATCAAGCCATGGAAAAACTATCATTAATGGGACTTAATGAGAAAGAAAAAGCAGCTAGGGCAGCATCCATTGCACAAATGCAGGCCAGCGCACACTCACTGGGACCAGCAGTTGAAGGTGTAGTCAAAGAAATGGCCACAGGCGGTGTTCGAAGCAAAGAAGCCAGCGAACAGATGGCAGCACTTGGTCCTGCTGGCAAACAATTACAAGACGCTGTCAACGCTAGTAAAAGTGCTAAAACAGAAGAAGATAAAATCCGTGCTGATAGATTAATGAAAGATGCTGAAGCAGCAATTATAGCACAGCAGAACAGTAAAGGATATTTAGAAGCTCAACAATTAGGTATAGGCGCATTTAAAACCGGTGCTGAAAGTACTATGAGTTATAGTAAGTCTATGGATGCTACTCTTATAGAGATGAATTCTAGTAGATCAGAAGGTAACAAATTAAACTTAGCCAATGCAGAAGATGCTAAAAAAGTTAAAGCAGAAATGGATAAGCAGGTTAAGAATGAACAAGAAAGTAAAGATAAAGCTGGTAAGAAGATAGAAGGCGCAGCTACTACTGATGCTATTATTAAATTTGAAAGTCGTGCCAAAGATGCAGGAGCAGCCATTAATGCAAATCTAGTGGCACCATTAAATGAAGCACTGGGTAAGAGTATTAGAGAGTATGCTGAGAAAACAGATCCAAAGACTGGAAAAGCTCGCGGGAATCCTTTAGATAACGTTCAAGATGGTGTAAGTTATAGATCTAGAGTAGAAGCACCAATTGGAGCATTGACTAATTCAATACTGGGCGGACAAGATATAGCTGCTCAACCTAAGAAAATCACTGATAAAGATACAGGAAAAACATATCAAAAACCCAGAGAACTTGAAGCATTTAAGAACAAAGAATCATTAACTAATACAATAAGTAATTTGACTAAGATGAATGTAACTGATTTAACAGTATTAGGAAAATTTAATCCCGGAGTAGGTAGACAGAAAGGCTCGCTAGGAGAAACTGGTAGTTTATTTGAAAACTTTGGCTCTGGTACATTGGCCATGCTGCACGGAAAAGAATCTGTGGTAACAGAAGAGCAAATGAAATCTTTAATGACAGGAATTCAAAGTTCTAATGTAGAAGGCATGCTTAAAAATCTAACCAGTAGTGTGGGATCGGTTAAAGGTGAATCAGGAATTGATATTGGTAAGATGTCTAAAGATTTTAGTACTAGTATTAGTTCAATTGCACCAAAAATAGCATCTCCGTCTATGAATGGACTAAGAAAAAATGTAGACGGCCCAGGCAAGGCGGAATTAGAAATGGCTGCAATGGGTATGACTCCGTCTAGTGCTAACACTAAATCAGAAAGTACAACTCCTACTAAAGAAAAAACCATATCTGATTTGGACGACAAGCTAGATCAATTAAATAAGACTATGATGCAATTGGTTGCAATATCAGCACAGACTGCTGAAAATAGCGGTAAACAGATCAAAGCCACTAAAGGGTTGGGCGGAAACTTATTCGCTTAAATAATACACTATGTCATGGAAAAAATACTTTTCGCCTGTACCTACTGGTAGTAGTACCAGTAATGTTACATCAATGAACTCTGCTAGTAAAGCAGGGCCAGCACGAACAAACTACAGTTCATATCTACCAGATATCTACTCTGGCAGTCCAAATCGTGTTGAACGTTATCTACAGTATGATACTATGGACAGCGATCCAGAAGTTAATGCAGCCTTAGATATTTTAGCTGAATTTTGTACACAGCTATCAAAAGAAAACAACACTCCGTTTACTGTACAATGGCGCAGTAAGGCCACTAACAGTGAAATACATATCCTAAAAGAATACCTACAACAGTGGACAAAACTACAAAAGTTTGACACTAGAATGTTTCGTATCATTAGAAATATTTTCAAATACGGTGATGGATTCTTTATCCGTGATCCAGAGAATCAAAAATGGTTCTATGTTGATTCAGGTAAAGTTGTTAAGATCATTGTCAACGAAAGTGACGGGAAAAAGCCCGAACAATATGTTATCCGTGACCTAAATCCAAACTTTATGAATTTAGTTGTAACACAGATTACACCCAATATTCATCAAACAACCAACGGTGGATCTAGTTATGTAGCAGGCGGCGGCGCCGCACGTGGAATGACTGGAGCATATCCTACTCAAGCAGGAACACGTTTTAGTACAGGTGAACAAGAGCTGGCAGTTGATGCTAGACACGTGATACACCTAAGTCTATCAGAAGGATTAGACAACAACTATCCGTTTGGTAATAGTCTACTTGAAAACGTTTTTAAAACTTATAAACAAAAAGAATTGCTAGAAGATGCGATTCTAATCTATCGTATACAACGTGCGCCAGAGCGCAGAATTTTTTATATTGACGTGGGAAATATGCCCAGTCACTTGGCCATGAGCTTTGTTGAACGAGTTAAAAATGAAATTCATCAACGCAGAATTCCTAGCCAAAGCGGTGGCGGCAACAATGTTATTGACAGTGCCTACAACCCATTGAGTATCAACGAAGACTACTTCTTCCCGCAGACAGCAGAGGGTCGTGGATCAAAAGTTGACACACTTCCAGGTGGTACTAACCTAGGTGAAATTGACGATTTAAAATACTTTACCAACAAGTTGTTCCGTGGTTTAAGAATTCCAAGTAGCTATCTGCCAACAGGTGCAGATGACAGCCAAGCACAGTATAACGATGGTCGCGTTGGCACAGCATATATTCAAGAACTACGTTTTAACAAGTACTGTGAACGTTTACAAGCACTAGTTTCAAGTATTTTTGACCAAGAATTTAAAATGTTCTTGTACTCAAAAGGTGTAAACATTGACTCATCATTGTTTGATCTTAAGTTTAATCCACCAATGAACTTTGCTAGCCAGCGCCAAGCAGAGCTGGACGGCAATAGAATTAATACATTTAACACAGTACAGGCAGTGCCCTTTATGTCAAAACGTTTTGTACTAAAACGATTCTTAGGATTAACCGACGAAGAAGTTGCAGAAAACGAACGTCTATGGGCAGAAGAGAAAGGTGAATCTATACCTGTACACACTGACAGCGCCGGAGAATTACGTTCAGCAGGTCTAAGTCAAGCCGGTATTGAAGCAGATATTGAAGCCAGCGCACCAGAAGGTGCACCTGAAGATATGATGCCACCTGAGCCAGGTGCTGGAGGCGGAGCACCAATGCCAGCACCCACAGGTGCACCGGCTACTCCACCGCCGGCAGCATAAATAATATCATGATTCTAAGAGAACTTTTTTATATTGATCCAGATACCAAGGCCATGGCCACGGATCTGCGCTACGATCAAAGCCGTGATACGTCTTTAATTCGTCGTAGCGACACTAGAAAAACTAGACTAAGTCTAGGACAGATCAACGAGTTAAGAAAAAATTCCGAAAGTCACATACTTGAGCAAGAAGACGAATTAAGTTTTATCAACACAATGTACGGACAAGAGCCAGCAGCTCCTGCCGCTTAACATTATTACAGAAGTTTAAGGCAAAACTTCTGCTTTTCCACCATTATAATACCGTTTTTTACATTTATATGTAAATATAATCGACAGCCTTATACTATATAGGAGACCTAATATGACTGATCGTTCTAAGTTTGAGCTTATGCTCGATGCTCTAATTAATGAGCAACAAGATAAAGCAAAAGAAATTTTTCATGATATCGTAGTTGAAAAAAGCCGCGAAATCTATGAAAACCTTCTAGCTGATGACATGGAAGAAGAAGACATGGAAGAAAATCTATACGTTGAACCTACTGACGGCCAAGAAGAAAGTTTTGGCGAAGAAGACGACAGCGATAGCGACATTGGTGGCGATGCCAGCGATGACTTCATGAGTGACGTCGGAGACGATGAAGAAGGTAGCGAAGACGACATGGGCGACGAAGGTGATATTGAAGATCGCGTAATGGATCTAGAAGATGCATTAGACGAACTAAAAGCAGAATTTGAACAACTAATGTCCGGCGAAGAAGGCGAAGGACATGAGATGGATGACATGGGTGGAGACGACATGGGCGGCATGGATGACATGGGCGGCATGGGCATGGATGAGCCAGAAGAAGAAAGCTACTCCTTTGAAGCTCATAAAAATGACGACGAAGACGAAGATGACTTAGAAGAAAGTCTAATGCGTGAATACGTTGAAAAAGTTTCTGCTCCAAAGCACGGTGACAATGGTGTTAACACACGTTCCGTAGTAGCAAAACCAAACCGCATGGGTGGCACAAGTGCTAACATTGCAAAGAGTTTCTCAACAGAGAAAGGCGGTACACAAGGTGGGCTACTAAATCCTTCTACTAAAGAAGAAAACTTTGGTAACATCAATGTACCAGGCGGAAAAGCTGGAAAGTCAGCTTTTAAGAAATCTGAGCCAGGTCATGGCGCAGAGAAAAAAGGCAAGCCAGAGCAAGC